TTATAAATTCTGCTTTTGTTGTATAATCAGAAATTAAAACGCGTCCAACACTTTCATTTCTGAATAGCTCTTGCATAGCAGCAAGATTATTGTGATTAATCCCACCTTTGTTGGGCTCATTACCCATTGTGATAAGCAGGATGACATTTTCAATAGTTCTAACAATAGCTTGATCAATCTTCTTAAACTCAAGCTTCATATTAATATCTCTTAAAACAGAAAAGCCAAATGGTACAGAAAAAGGTTCATAATCTTGTTTTTTATAAAAAGAATATCTTAATCTTTCTGGCTCTAATTCTATTTTAGCTCCGTCAAGATAATATCCATTTTTCTTAAAATTATCTTTCATTTCTTGTGGCAAGGACTCATAAACTTCTCTATCGTAATCATTTTTTGGATTTTTTAATCTTTCAATTTCATATTCACTTAAAACTTTTGCATAAACTCCAGTAGTCTCAAACCCCGTAGTTCTTCTTGCCACAACATCAAAAGGATTTAACATTATATATTTAATAGGCAGCTTATTTAATGCCGTGCCATTTGAGCCATAAGTTTTAAGCATTTTTACATAATCCTCTGTATTAAATTTACCATCAATTTTATAAAAGAAAATATTTCCAGACCTATAATATTCACGGAAATATTGATCTTTTAATTTCCAAATCTTAATTTTTCTAAACCAAGCTTCAATAAAATCTCTTGACCTTTTACTGCCAGAATCTAAGAAAAGGTCAGCATTAGAAAATTCTGCCATAATATCTACAGCATTTCTAAAAATGGCAACATTTGCATAAGCTTTCTGACAGAGTTCGATAGCCTCTCTAACATTAATTCCATTTATAGCATAATCATAAGGCAATAGCCCATCACGAATATTTGTATATTGATCTCTTTGAGGAACCCTGTGAATTCTATTTGAGCGAGTTCTAACCTCTGGATTGCCTCCTCCTCTAACATAAGAAGCTTTTGCGGTTGAACCAATATACGGTTCCCCTTCAATACTAGGAGAATACGTACTGTTTTGCAATAAAGGATTATTAGCTAAAGTTTCTTCAATAGAGCTAGCTTTGCCAAATTTATTCCAATATTCTGATTTCTTTGTATATTTTCTTTTAGAGGCCATTTGTTTTAATTACACGAAAGTTATGAATGTTAACTTTTAAAAGTTAAAAAAGTTACTTTTAGTTTATAAACATAGGAGTAAAAGTAGATTGAACAGACTCTTGTTTAAAGTTCATCATATCAAAATACGTTTTTACCATCCAGTTGCCTAATACTAAAGCTGAATAGCTATCTTTTCTAGCTTTATCTCTGCCAGATTGCCTTTTTAGATTAGGTGGAAGATCAAAAGTTTGTGTCCCTTGGGAGGTTGTGGTTATTTGTATAAGTGCGCATTCTACTTTTGTTAAATCGATTATGTCTGTTTGATGTTCAATAAAATCAATCATTTTTGCTTCTCTGCCCATTTTCTCGTTATCGCCAGCACGCAGATATTTTAACGTGTCAATTGGTATGTGTTTTCTTTTTTGATTTTGATACGAGTCGTCAATGGCTCTTGACGCAAAAAATATTCTTTTGTGATCAAAATTAGATTGCAATAACTCGTTAGCTTGTCTAATCCAATTACTTGTAGGTTTTCTTAAATAGCAAATCTTTTTTTCTTTTATGTTATAAGAATTTCTAGCATTTTGTAAATCTTGTCTGTAACTTTCAGAATGCTCAAATGGAACATCAATAATTCCTAAATTTATTTTATCCTTCTTAAATGTTTCACTTTCATTGCATGCGCTTAAAAACTGTACGCCACCAGCATAGTCACCTACTACCATTACAATATTAAAGTTGGTAAGCAGATAATGAAAATATCTAATATGATCTTTCATGTTTGCACCAGACAGCGCATAACTATGAACCACGGTACCAATTTGTTTTTCTTTATTTAATTTTAAAACTTGTATCGCAAAATCATCAGAGCTTTCACTTTCCGCCCAGCTTGGGTCAAAAGCTAATAAATATTCTGCCCCAGGTTCACCAGCAACTTCAATAGCGGGATCTTCTCCATCTGGTATAGTGCATTCTGCCATTTTTGAAATTTTAAAATAGCCGCTACTGTCGTCTGTAAACTTTGCTCCAAACTCGCGGTCGAATTGAGATTCGCTCATGGTCGCTTTTGCTTGGTTAATTAAGTTTTGATCGTACAACTGTTTAGGAGCGCAATCATACGAAAATTGCATAATTGTTCTGTGAGCAGTATCTTTTGAGCCCTGATTAAAGATTAAGTTTTCAAATTGACTATACAATTTATACATATATTCAAATTTGTAAGACGCAGAAGAAAGTGCTATAAGTTTATTGTTTGGCCAAACATATCTTTCTTCTTCGGTCATTTTCCCCTGATTAATTAAATCTGTTTCAAGGTTGTATAAATCTTCACGTTGTGTTGGGTTTTCCACGACAGATAAAAACGGTACAATCACCTCGTTGTAAATTCTTTCTGGCATCAGCAAAAACTCATCAATAATTATTCTATGAAAACGAAAACCACGCAGCTTCTCGCCATCACCTAATGGTAACGCTCGTATTCTTGAACTACCAATTTCTAACAACCACTCGTCATTACTTTTGCTTTTCTTTGTTATGCACTGAGCAAACAAAGCTGCTTCAGGTTTTGCCGCAATATCTTCTATTTTCTTGAAGATCATTTTTGCCTGTCTGAACGATTTAGAAAGTATTCCTATTTCAACGCCTTGATTAAGCGTCGCATCAAGCGCGGCAAATATAGCGGTTGTAAAAGACTTTGACATGCCACGAGACCACACGCCCATAAAATAATCTGTTTCAAACATAGCCTTCACGGACATATGCTGAAACGGAAAAAGTTTTATACCCATCAGTAGATCTGCTGCAAAAGTTGTATTTTCTCGCAAGAACTTATATAGTAAAAGCTTGGCTTCTTTTTCTTCTAAGAAACCAAGATCACCTTCAAGAAGCTCTTTGTTTATATCGCGGGTTTTGCTGAGTCTTCTTTTTTGATTGCCTTCTTGCCAAGCCATAATTTCTTGCGTCTATATGATATTGTAAATCACAATACCATATCTTTCTTCCAAAATATAAAATTCTTTGAATCAAATCCATTGAAGAAGTTCTATTACCAGAAAAAACAAATTGACATGTTTCTGGGAACTCGTGGCATAATGCTTTCATATTGTGAAAAATAAATTTTAAGTTTGCGGGATGTGGAGAAAAGTGATTTTGCTTTTTAATTTTTTGTATACTGCTATCAACCACAACAAACACATAACTGTCCATTGCTTTTGCTCTTGCCATTTCTTTTCTAAACCGCGGAAAGTTGTACGACATTGTAGATTTAAAATCTGACTCGCTTTTTCTTTCTACAAATGTATAATCATATTTAGTGCCACTTGCAGTATAATCTGCAAAGTCTAATGCAAACTTTTTAGTATTTTTAAAAGGTAGCGGATTGTTTTCACGTGTGTCAATAACTATTTCTAAGTTGTCAAAACCTTCTTGAGTAAAAAAGCTTTCGTCCAAGTTTCTATATAGCATTGGGCGTACTCCAGCCTGACTGCAGGCATGAGAATAACTTGTGAAAAACTTTTTGTAAATGTCTATTGTTGGTAAATCACTTAATAAAAGCTCAAGATGTGTTGGGCCAAGCTTTAACTCTTTTTCTTGTATGCGTTCTTTTAGTTTTTTCAAAGTATATTTTTTAACTTCATCAACATCTGAATGGTGGCACCATTTTAAAAGTTGACTGTATGTAGAAAAATCTTTTGCAAAATAATCCTTCTTGTTTTTGAATGGTAAAAGATCACCAGTCAATAAATTTTTTCTTGGAAAATGTTTTGTATAATAATCCGCAAGTGTCATGTCATGACCTTTTAAGTGACGGTGGAGCGCCGCCTCAGAGCCAAAATCTTTACCACATTCTTTACAATTAAATGACATCGTCTTTTCTCACTCCTAAAACTCTTGACTTCCATTCGCCCATAGACTCAAGTTCGTTTGCCTCTTTGCGAATAACCTTCTTTTGCATTTCTGCCATCTTAACCATAATACCACGCTCTTGTTCTTCTTGAAAAAGCTGAACAATATTTAAAATACTAGCGTTCTGCTGATTCCTAGATGCGACACGTTTCGCACGATCACCATTTAATTTAGTAATCAACTTGTCCATGCGTGATGCACATTGATTATATTCTTCGCTTTTGGTTTTTAAAATCTCTGTTAGACGAATTGTAAATTCTTGTTGATCTTGGGCGTCATCAAACATCATGTTTAACTTAGCTTTTTGTTGTTCAATGTGTTTTAAATTTATATAATCCATACACACATTGATATATAAATTAATTTCGTCAGATGTTAAATCTGGTTTATCCCAAACGCATCTTACAAACTCTGCCTCAAATAATTCTC